CCAACTTTGCTAATTTTTCAGCTAACTTATCAATTCCAGTTGCTGATGTAAATTTAGCAATATCGTCGCCTAATCCTCTCGATTTGACTACTTTAGCCATTATTATTTAGACTTCTCTAATTTTTCTATTTCAGTATCAATAACGCTTTGTCTAGTTACATCTAACATTTTTCTGTCAGTTGACTGAATCATTCTCTTTTCAGCTTTTAGGCCTTCGATCATTAAATCAGTTGTGGTTGCTCTAGCATCGATCTTGTTTTCAAGAACTTCAACCTTTTCAGTCAAAGTGTCAATACGTTTGTTTAAACCTTTAGTTCCTCCGTCTCCGCAAGATCTAAAGAATAATACTACTAACATAATTACTACAATCTTAGTAAAATGTTTTGTTACGAAATCGTTTAATTTATTCATAATTTATGGTTTTGTTTTTCTATATATTCGTACCACGTTGAAAGTGGAATTGTTTTAGGCGTTTAACAAATTCTTTAAAATAAAACTTAACATCAGAGTCATCTAAAGAAAATACTTGGGGTATAGCATCCTCTTCGTTTGCTATCCAAATTTCAACCCCATTTGGTTTAATTCCAGTCCTGTCCCAATAAGCAATGTAATAGGCAGATCCTTGCATAAAGTAATCTTGGATCCATTGCTCTTCTTTTGGTCTACGACTGTTTTTGTAGTCAATAATCAAAACACCTTTGTCAAATGTCTTGGAAACATTATCAACTGTACCAGCATAACCACCCATTCTAGCAGTCCATAAGAATTCTTCGGCTGTTAAGACCTCTTCGACTCTGGATAGAGTTCTAGATGAATTATACCAAAACTTCATAAAGAATTTCCAACCCTCGGACAAAAACAATTCACCAGATTCATGATCTTTGAATTGATTGACCTCATGATCAGTTGCTGCTAATATTTTAAGATCTGCTAGTTTTTCCTGTTGAGTACCCGGAATTGGTTTGTAAAGTTCAAGTAAGCGATGCATTACTGTTCCTCTATTCATAGACAGAGTCGAAATTCGATTGGCTTCAGATTCACCAACTCTTTTCTTCCACTTATCTAAACCTGATTGGTCTTTTGTTTGACCTAATACAGTTGTGATAGATGGAAATAAGCCAATGATTTTATTGTCGTCTGAGACTTCATAAAACCTTAAGCCACCAATTTCTCTTCTATTAATTGTTTGCATTAAAAAATGTAATTCCAGGTGTTAGAACACATTTGACTAATAGCTTCCCAATGATTGGCAGCTAAGTTAAATCCTAATTTTGCAAGGATGATGATAACTGTAGTCAAAACAGTGTGACCTAGAATAGACCAAAAAGAAAGTCTATCGAATTCTGGCCATAAGACAACTAAAAAGCCATCAGTGCCTTCTATTTTTTCCATAGAAGGAAAGGCTGCTTCAGCAATACCCATTTCCATTAAAACTTTGGTCATTTTTGGAAGTTGTTGAAATACCCAACCTTCTTGAGCTATTTCAGGAGAAGCCAAAACTTCTGGTGGCATATTAAGAACGGTATAGATCCTACCGATCCAATCAACTCGCAAATTGTTATTAGCTAAGAATTCTTCATTAGCTTTGGCTACTTTGCGGAAAATATACCACAATCTTATTTCTTTATACAGTTTATACCAATACATATTATTTTCGTTTAATGTTCTTTAAAATAAAAAAGTTTGAAGCTCAGCACTTACCCATTATAAAGCATCTCTTCACAGCATGATGCACGATGATAGTGGTGTACAGAGGGACTAAGCCTGTAGAGGTCGACTAAATTACCTTTACTCTATCATTACCGCGGCCATATCTGAGTCGCTAAACTCAGGTTGCTCCAAACTTGTAGGCAAGGTATAACTTTGTGTGACTGCGTATTCAACTCTGTTATTATACTTTATATCGGTGCAGCGTATACCTTGGGTCCAATATCTTTAAGAACGTTTTCTTTGATATTTATATATCATTCTTTACTTTTGTTTCATTAAACTGCTTTTTTACTTTGTCACTGATTGGAATTGGATTGCCATCTTCATCTATACGAACAAATGTAATATTAGTTTCAAGAATCACCTCTTCACCATGAGTGTAAACATTAAATGATCTGGCTTCCATGTAAAGTTCACAACTTGTAGTGCCAATCTTTTCCATTCGGCCGTAGATCTTTAATAAACTGCCTTCTTTTGCTGGTTTTTTAAAGATGCATTCATCGATTCTAACAGTAACCATTCTTCTATTGTGACAATATTCCATGGCATAAGAAGCTGCAGCTGAATCAATCCAGCTCATTAGTTTACCACCAAATAAATTGCCATGAAAGCCCAAATCGGACTTCTTAATAGGGTGTGTGTTTAATAATTGCATCATTTATAAATAATTATAGTATGATAGAATCTTGTCTATGAATAAAAATCTATCTGGGTTGTTTTCGTACAGTCTCTCTATAAATCGACCATCTGCATCATATCTAGCTTCAAACTCAAAATTATTAAAGACAGTTCTGTGTAAAATAAATTGGGCTAGATCAATTTTAGTAACTCGCATATTCTCTGGTTTTGCAAACCTAACATCAAGATCTGTCCAATCTTTGTATGAAACATCTTGATTAAAAATCATTGCAAATAAGTTAGACTGTTCACAAAAATCTAAATTTAATTTAAAATTGTCAAACAGCTCTTGGTGTAAAATATTGTCATCATCTAAAGAATATACCCAACCATCTTTGATATTATCAATAATGACATTATTCATTCTTGTGTAAAGATAATCATTTTGAGAATATTCAAAGTATAATTTAGCATTATAATCTCGTTGCAATGTGCTAAGAATCTCAGTACTAACATCTTTTAAGACGTTTGCATCAAAGATAATATGCCATTGTATTCCATCATCTTTTACTGGAATAGATTGACCAACTGTTATGATATTGTTTATTCTACTGCATCGAGTTACAATATGTAGTACTCGATTTTGGTTTGTATTTGATTGCATTATTTACAGCAATTAGTTTGATATAACATGAAATCTGATTTTGTAGGAGTTACGTTTAGAAAGTAAAATTCATAAACCTTTCCGTCTGCTTCTATCATTTTCCAAAAGCCTGTTGGGATTGTGGCTCCTGTGGATAATTTCTTTGCATTGGTAAAATCAACTTTAATAGTAACTTTTACCTTTATGCCACGTAAAGCTAAATTTCTTTCGAAAACTTCTAAGTTTTTCCAAACACCTCTGTTTAAATCTTGGTGTTGCAGAGCACAATTGATATAAGTAAATGTTTTGGCTATTGTAAACCTATCACATGCAAAATCGGCAGCTGGTGCCATGTGACCTTTGTCGTAAACATTATTTACGTAATCTGAATCATCAGATGTTTTAACTTTGGGATAAGATCTAAATTCTAAGCCAGATCTTGGGGCTGTTCCATCTGGACATTCAACATAATATTGAATCCATCTTGGTTGTTCTAAAACTTCTGAATAAACTACTTCAAAAATATCAGTCTTAATTCTAACTGAGTCTCTTCTGTGTTGTGCGTATGTTAAATTTGTAATTAATAGCAGTGCTATCAATAATAGTTTCTTCATGACTTATTTATTTCTCTCTCGTTCTGCTTTTCTTTTGGCTTTTCTTTTTGCTCGTCTCCATGTTGGATATTCCATTACAAATACCAACACCATGAAAACTGCACAAAACATTAAAATTATCTTATACATTTCTGTATTTATGTAAATGTCTTTGAATCTTTTCTTTTAAGGGCTCATCTGACACGTGATCCAAAACTTCAGTTAAAATATTCTTAATTACTTTTTGACTTTTGGTTCTGGCATGAGATCTATTAGTATGCTCGACCATGTAAAGATAATAAGCTGTCTCATCAACTGATTTTAACTTATCTAAGTATTTACCGATTCTGGCATCAATACCTCTGTTACCATGTAGATCTAAGACATTTGGTAATGCTTTGTAGTAAAGTTCATCTAAGCGTCCTGTTAGATATTGAATCTCACCGAATTTGAAAATTTCGTTTTCAGTCATTTTGTTTTGAATTAAAAGTGGAGCGAAAGACGGGATTCGAACCCGCGACCTCCAGTTTGGTAAACTGGAGCTCTACCAGCTGAGCTACTTTCGCAATGTGGGTTGGATCAGAGGCCGTCTGCCAACCGAGACCTCGTCGTTAACTTTCGTCAGAGCGTACCGAGACACCATATAATTATACTGTTTTCTTAGAAGCTGCTGACCAAATAAAACCTACAAGAGCAGTAATAATACCTGCACCTTCAGCTAACATTGAATCATCCATATAACCTCTTGCTACTAATACACCACCTAATACAGTTAAAGTGTGACGTAAAAATCCTAAAAATTGTTCTTTGTTCATAATAGTTATATTAATTGTTTTTATTTTGTTTCAAAATTTGTTTACGACCTAATTTCCAGCCTTCTGGAATAGAATCGCCTTTGTAAATCTTTTGGCTTTCAATTCCATTTGTTATCCAACATTTTCCATATTGGGAATTATTTAAACCAACTTGATGACTATGACCTTTTAATTTTTCAATAGTTTCTAATTTGTGTTTCCTACCAGTCCAATTACCCCAAGCTTTTGGTATTCTTCTTCCCTCTTCAATCGCCTTATAATATGACTTTGATATAGACTTACTATTTATTTTAGCATATTCTGGATCAGTTTCTCTAAGTAATTTTATAATAGCCATAGAATTTTTACCGCCTTTTGCTAATTGTTCTTTAGTTAAAAATTTAGAGCCATGGCCTCCTTCTCCACCAATTGCAAGATTCATACACATTGAATCATTTAAAAGATCCTGATTAACTAATTGTTTTTCTTTTTCTTTTAAAAGTTCTCTTGATTCTAAGAACTCTAATATCTCACAAGTATGATTTTCTTTGCCGTATTTGTTTATTGAGTACCAAAGTCTTTTACCTGAACCAATATAACCATCTTCTAAGTTGTCAGTTGAGTGCATTCCAATATAAAATTTATTTGTAATGATACAGATTGTTTTATAAATGTAATGATATTTTCTTCTAGTGGCTTGTTTCTTTTTTAACTTTTCCATAAACTATATATCTATGTAAAAGGTAAAAAAGTTAGGTGAGCCTCCTGCCGGGATCGAACCAGCGACCTACTGATTACAAATCAGTTGCTCTACCAGCTGAGCTAAGGAGGCAAAATAACGGGATACACATTTTGGTTCATTATAGATTGAAGTTTTGTGTAGTTGCTGTAGGTATCCCAATAAGGTCAGGTTTCTGTTTTTGCTTACCAGCGCGTTTACCAATTTCGCCACAATTATCTTTCGATAAGAGGTAGGACTCGAACCTACAATGTACCGGTTCTATATGCTGTTTTATTGCTGTAAGAAACCTTTAATGCGTTTTACGCTTCTTTGTTCTTTTCAGAAACTTCTGTGCGTACTGCTTGTGCTAATGCTTTAACATCTTGCATTGCTTTACGAACACGTGTGCCAGCTGCTTTATTTCCTTTTTCAAAGAATTTTTCTGCATCTGCTCTAGCTTCTTCTAGAACTGCGATGATTTTGTTGTAGTTTTCCATTGTTAATTATATATTTGTTTTCTTTTTTGTTTCAAAATTATTGTGCAGTGTCTGTTTTTATTTCACAGTGTTGTTTACGACATGGAATTTTAATTGTAACTGTGTCATGAACATAAACTGGCACTTTTACTTCTTTGATCTCAATTGCTACTGAATCTTTCTTTTCTTTGACTGATTGAAATGGTACATTATCGCTTTTAGTAATAAATGCCCAAATAATCATGCCACAAAAGCCAACAATTAATAATATGGTAAATGCGCCTCCTAGGAATAGCAGTTTAGATTGCTTCATTTGAAAGTGTTTGAAAAATGGTTTTTAATGAATGCTTTACATTTGATCTGATCTCATCTTCCATTTCTTGGCGACGAGATTCTACTTCCATATCAAAGGCATTAACCAAACGCTGATAAGCCTTTAAAGTAATTTTGACATTATAAGAATAAGTGTGATTAATAATATCAACCATGCCATCTTGAATAATAAAGTAGATTTGTGAATCTGAATTTTTGATAAATCTTTTACCAGATAATGGTGAAATTAACAATTCTGAATTAGATCTATTAATTAGTGATCTGCAAATTGCTAAAGTTTCAAATTCAAACTCTGTTGGCTGAGTGTGCTGTGCAGGATCCATAGCCCTATGCATTCTAATTGCCAACTTCTGTGATAATCTCTTAAATGAATGGTAAACGGTCATACTTTATTTTTTAAGTTACAGATTTTATACGAAGCTGTTTGGAATTGTTTCATTTGATAGTTCTGATCGTATAAACATGACCTGAATCACTATTTTCTTGTAGCATTTGCCTGGTATCTTCAGCTTTTTCTAAATCGTCAAATTCTAATATTTCAGAGTGACCATCTAGAATTAGGACTGGAAGTGTGCCAGTTTCAGT